TTTATTCTTTCAACTGTTAAATGGGATAGAACATATAATATTGCTGAAGAGTTTAATGCTAAGAAATATAAAAAGCTGATTGACTTTGAGGAAGAGTATGATTTCAAGCTGGAAGCAGACTGGTCATATTATGATTCAAACATTGACACAAACTTTTTAGAAGTTGCGGCAGCGATTCTATGTGTTGGTTTTACAAGAAATATGTTGCATAGAAATTTAACTTATACATTAATTTCATCGGTTGTAACAAAATTCATTGTATTACCACCTGGAGTTGTAGTGGAACTTAATCGTGCACAACCATCTGGCCATCCAACAGGAACTCTCATTAACTGTAATGTAAATTTAATTTATTGGTGTCTAATTGGATATAAGATTTACGGTGACAATTATGGTGATATGATGAGAGTTGAAGTGTATGGCGATGATACTAGAGCATATTTTAAGAATCATAAGAACTTGATTAATATTGATTATTATATAAGAGAGTGTGGGTTGAAGAGTGAACCTGTGATTAATAACCTAATTCCAACAAAAGTTTTATATGATGATGATAAAGATATTGATTTTCTTAAAAGAAGATTTAACCTCAATGGTATAAGATGGAATCACAAGAAATTGTTTGATAAAGTTTTATATCAAAGTAAAAATAGAGATTTTAATCAACAAGTGAGTTTGTTAACCTCATATTTTATGAGTTTGTCCACTGATGATGATGTAGCGACTATGTGCAATCATTTTTCAAAATGGATAGTTAATAAACACAGTGATAAGATCGATGATGAAGTTGCTGACATCTTAGAAGCCGTTAAATCAAAATTGGACGAAAGATTACTACCTCAAAATCAAATGTGCTTATATAATTATAAAGCATATATTCTAGATGAATATGTAAAGAAAATTAATTTATTGTCATATTCTGTTCATAGATATAAGAAGTACATGTACATGTACCCAGGTGAGCTAGAAATTGATGATGATAAATTAACAGTTCTATATTGCATCGGGATGTCATATGAAGATATAATTAAATATAATTACATTGATGAAAAACAAAAATTACGTCCACCACCATTAAGTTCTGATAATTTTGAAAAACTGATTAATA